TAAAAGCCCTAAGGATGAAGAAGACTGGAACAAGGGGAAAATAGATATCTTACTCGCCCATTCTGCAAGCACGGCCTATGGAATCAATCTCCAATATGGTGGACGGCATATTATTTGGTTCTCGCTGCCGTGGAGCTATGAACTGTATGCACAGGCGAACGCTAGACTATTCCGGCAAGGACAAGAAAAGCCGGTACTCGTGCATGAACTGATGTGCGTGGATACTGTTGACTATGACATTAAAAAGTCTCTCTGTGAAAAGGGACAAAATCAAGAGGATGTACTTAGAGCCTTAAAAGCAAGGCTAGGAGGTAAGCGTGACAAAGGAACAACTTAAGAAGTACAGCAAGGAAAAGTACGGCATAAAGCTTCTTACGGAGGAGCTTGAAAAGATGTGCGGGGAAACGGTTCATGACTATGGATACGATTACACGAAGGGATTCAAGCGCGTTATCCATCTCGAGGGCTTCAATCAGGAACTTTATGAGCAGAGGCTTGAAAGGCTTTCCGAGATGAAGAGAAGAGCGGAAAGAGTGGAGAAATGGATTGAATCCTTGGAGGATGATAGACTTCGCTTTGTAATCAGGAGCAGGTACAAAGAGGATAGGTCTTGGAGATGGATAGCGAGAAAGCTTGGAAGTGTTTCGGAGGAGTACGTAAGAATCGTAATCCACGACAGATTTTTTGAGAAAGAGAAGAAAAAATAAAAATTGTTCGTTTTGTTCGGAAAGTTCGGTTTACACTAATAATGGAGTCAGTGTCGGAATGCGCGTTTCCTTTATAACCTCCTTTTACACCCATACGGAGCTGCCCGGTCTTGCCATCGGGGGCTCCAATTTTTTGTTACTAGAGGATATTGCCGGAAAGGGGATGAGCCTTAGTGAAAAATAAAGATGATTTAACAGATAAGCAGAAAAAGTTTATTGAAGAATACCTGGTTGATATGAATGGCACAAGGGCTTATCGTGCTGCATATCCTACTGTGAAGAACGATGAGACTGCCGGAGCGGCGGCTTGTCGGCTGTTAAAGAATGTTAAAATAAAACGGGCGATTGAACCGATTCTCGCGAGCATGAGTAGCGACCGCATGGCTACAGCCGCAGAGGTGATGGAATATTTAACTTCCGTACTGCGTGGCGAGTCTACGGCAGAGGTTGTAGTAGTCGAAGGGCTTGGAGACGGATGCTCTGAAGCAAGACGATTTAAAAAGGCGCCAGACGAAAAAGAAAGGCTGAGGGCTGCTGAACTACTCGGTAAGCGGTACGGACTATTCAAGGATAAGGTCGAGGTATCCGGTATTGAAGCTGAGCAGTCTAAGCTGGATAACCTTATTAGCCAGTTAGGTGTGGGAGGGGGTGATTAGCTCCATGAGTTCAGAACAGTTAATGCTTTCGGATAAATACAAAGCATTTTTGCGATGTAAAGCATCCGTTGAATTTCTGGAGGGCTGACACCACTTACGCAGGAAAAACGACCGTAGGCTTGTTTAAGTTCATGACGAAGGTCGCAAGTAGTAAGCAGAAGCTTCACATCATAGCGGCAAAAGATACCGGTACAGCAGAAAAGAATATTATCAACAAGGATCTCGGCATTGTAGACGACTTTGGCGTACTTGTTGAGTACAACGGTAACGGAACGAGCGATGATAAAATACCACACATTCTTTTTCACACAAGTGGAGGGGATAAGACGATATACGTTCTAGGATACGATGATAAGGTGAAGTGGAAGAAAGCCTTAGGAGGACAGTACGGATGCCTTTACATCGATGAGATAAACACGGCGGACATTGATTTTGTCCGCGAGGCGGGAATGCGTTGTGACTACATGATGGGAACACTGAACCCCGACGATCCTTCACTTCCTGTCTATTCCGAGTATGTAGACCATTCAAGACCTCTTCCTGAGTGGGAAAGCGAGACACCGAAAGAAATAAGAGAATGCTTAGTGAAAGAACCGAAGCCCGGCTGGGTGCACTGGTTCTTTTCTTTTACCCATAATTTGGGATTATCTAAAGAAAAGCTTGAGCAGATTCTAAGAAACACACCGAGAGGCACGAAGATATGGAAAAACAAGATTGAGGGCTTGCGCGGTCGCTCTACAGGTCTTGTCTTCTCTAACTTCGATGAGAGGACTCACGTACTTAGCAGACAGGAGATCGCAAAGATTCCGCACAGCATTAATCCTTTTGTGAAGTTCACCGCAGGACTGGATACTTCCTATTCCTCTCATTCCGAAGACACTATAGCCATGATGTTCTTAGGCATTACCAAGGACAAGCGCTGCATAGTGCTAAGAGAATGTGTATACAACAACAGGGATAGGCAGGAGCCTTTAGCACCATCGGACACAGCTGTAAAGTTCATAGCCTTTCTGGAATCCTGCCGGAAGGACTACGGCTTTGCGAGAGACGTGTTCATTGATTCAGCAGACCAGGCAACCATTACGGAGCTTAAGAAGCTTAAGCGTAACCACGGAAGCCTTTACACCTTTGTAAACAGTTACAAGAAAGTAAGTATCATTGACCGAATTAACTTCCAGCTAGGCTGGCTTGCGGAAGGGAAGTATTTGGTATCTGAGGAATGCGCGGAGCATATCAGAGAGTTGAACAGCTATTCTTGGGAGGAAGACAAAGAGATTCCTGAGGACGGACACGATCACACGATAAACGCTTCGCAATACGCTTGGATACCGTTCAAAAAGCTGATTGGAGAGATAAACAGTGGGATGGATAAAGAGTATGACAGACAAGTTTAAAAAAGGATTACAGAACTGGCTACAGATTCAGCCTGTAAGCCCCTATCATGTTTCGATTCAGAGCTTCGTGGATTTTGAGACTGCTGCCATTCGAAACAAAATATGGTACAGAGCAGACGGAAACGAATTGGAACAGCTGTATCAGCAGTGCAGGTTACTAAATGACGCACAGAAGTTCTGGGGCGCAAAGCCTACAGCGGGCATGGAGATTCGGAAAATCCATACTGGACTTCCCGGGCTAATCGTAAAAATGCTTAGTGCCATTGTTCTTCCGGATATGAATGCTTTCGAGTTTGACAGCGATATCCAGAAGAGCCTTTGGGAGGAGATTGAGGAGGAAAACCACTTTGAAGCCTTAATGGATACCTGCTTAAAGGACACCCTTGTAGTCGGTGACGGTGCTTTCCGTATTGTGCTGGATCCGGCAGAGAGTGAGCATCCGATTATCGAGTGGGTACCGGGAGAGCGCGTAGAGTTCGTTTACCGCTACGGCAGATTGAAAGAGGTCATCTTCAAGATTCCTTGGGATAAGGGCGATGTTCTTCATGCGCACTACGGAAGAGGCTATATCCGGCACAAACTGTACAGGAATGAGCAGGAATATCCTTTGCCAAAAGACGTGCAGGACTGGACCTTTGACGAAAGCCTGATGATGGCCGTGCCCTTTAAGATTTATGAGAATGCAAAGTATGAGGGAAGAGGTTCTTCCATCTATGACGGCAAGCTGGATTCCTTCGATGCCTTAGACGAAGCATGGAGTCAATGGATGGATGCGTTGAGGGCAGGGAGGTCTAAGACCTATGTTCCTGAAAGCTTTATCCCAAGAGATCCGAATAGCGGAATGCTTTTAAAGCCTAATGCTTTCGACAATCGATTCATTGCCGGAGCGGACGATATCTCCGAGGGTGCTAAGAATGCGATCACTGTAACTCAGCCCAATATCCCTCATGACAGTTACATGGCTTCCTACATCACCGCCTTAGACCTTTGCTTGCAAGGAATCATCAGCCCCTCTACTTTGGGGATTGATACGAAGAAGCTGGACAATGCAGAGGCACAGCGGGAGAAGGAGAAGACCACGCTATACACCAGAGCAAGCATCGTAAAGGCTATCCAAGAGCAGATACCGAAGCTTATTCAGCAGTGCATCAATGCGGAGAAAGTCCTCCGAGGAGAAAGTATTGAAGAAGTCAAGGTAGATATCCCCTTCGGCGAATACGCGAACCCCTCTTTTGAGAGTCAGGTAGAAACATTGGCCAAGGCACGACCGGGGGTTGCCATGATGAGTATCGAGGCACAGATTGAAGAGCTCTACGGTGATACCAAAGACGATGATTGGAAGAAGGAAGAGGTTGCAAGGCTGAAAGAGGAGCAAGGCATTTCCAGCGTAGAGGAGCCGGACTTTTCAGTAGAGGAGGGAATAGATGGTAGTCCAAATATTAAACCACAGCTACAAAATGAGCCGGGAGGAATACAGGCGGATGCTTAAGCTGGCGTCTGAGCAGGTGCCCTTCGGTGTGTATGCTTTGGAAAAAGATGGCATGGCAGAGCTTAGAAAGGACGTCTGCAAGAGTAAGGGCAAGCTGAAAGAGTTAATCAGGTCTTACCGCTTGCAAGGATTTAAGGTGCATCAGAATGGCGTATGACATCGGAGAAGCCCTCGACAGAATCGAGGAAGAACTCATTGCTTCCATGATTCGAAACATGGGAAGGCACCGCATTGAGGAAATCAAGGAAGAGAAAGAGTGGACCATGTGGCAGGCTGAACAGCTTAAAAGCCTTAGAGCCTATCGGCAGGACAACAAAGAGAAATATTCCGGAAGATTCTTGGCTATCAATGAAAAGATAGAAGAGGCTATCCGGAAATCCTATGCAGCAGGTGGAATGCACGAGGAAAGAAAGATACTCCGTGCAGCCAAGAAAGGCACAAAGCTTAGGCAGTCCATGAACCCATTAACCGGCAGGTTCTTTAAACTTAACAAGGAAAAGCTTGAGGCCTTAATCAAAGCAACCAAAGCCGACATGACAAAAGCAGAAACTGCAATACTCCGTATGGCCAACGATCAGTATCGTAAGGCCATTTTTAATGCGCAGGTTTATGCAAACAGCGGCGCCGGTACTTACGAGCAAGCGGTAGACATGGCAACTAAAAGTATGCTGTCCAGCGGCCTTAATTGCGTAGAGTATAAGAACGGTGCCAGGCATACGCTTCCAAACTACGCACGGATGGCGGTACGGACTGCAAATAAGAGAGCCTATCTTAGCGGAGAAGGGGAGAAGAGAAGGAAGTGGGGCATTACTACGGTAATACTGGCAAAGAGAGGCAATCCTTGCCCGAGGTGTGCGCCCTTTGTTGGAAAAGTCTTTATAGACGATGTTTGGTCAGGGGGAAACAAGAAAGACGGAGACTATCCGCTTCTATCCAGCGCGATAGGGGCGGGTCTTTACCACCCGAACTGCAAAGACAGCCACATTACTTACTTCC